TTAGACGACCAAACAAAGTTAATAATGAAAACGTAATCTCTTTCCTTAATACATTCCCACGTGAACTGGGGGTGGAAGGGCAGATAGATCGTGATGCCCAATTTAAAAAAGCATTTCTCGACCCTTTACGAATCATCACAAATGTGATAGGATGGGAGACAGAGAAAGTATCTAATTTAGAATTCTTATTTTCATGACTTCATTTTTAAAAACCATTGCCAAAGAAATTGACAATGAATATGCTGGTCTTATGAACGAGGGTGGAGTAGGTGACATAAACTCATTCGTTGATACAGGATCATATATCTTTAACGCACTCTGTAGTGGTTCAGTCTACGGTGGTGTACCTAGTAATAAAATTACTGCACTAGCAGGTGAAAGTGGTACAGGTAAAACTTTCTTTTGCCTAGGTATTGTGCAGAACTATCTTGCAGAGAACCCAGACGCAGGTGTTGTGTACTTTGAGTCTGAAGCTGCTATCACTAAAGAGATGATAGACGAACGTAACATTGATGGTTCACGTATGATCTTAGTTCCTGTAACTACGGTTCAAGAATTCAGAACTCAAGCGATACAGATACTAGATAAATATCTTGCATTAGACACAAAAGATCGCAAACCTATGATGTTTGTGTTAGACTCTTTAGGAATGCTTTCGACATCTAAAGAACTAGCAGACAGTGCAGAGGGTAAAGACACTCGTGACATGACTAGGGCACAAGTTGTCAAGGCAATCTTCCGTATTCTTACACTAAAATTAGGAAAAGCTAATGTCCCTCTTATCGTCACAAATCATACCTACGATGTCGTCGGTGCTTACGTCCCCACCAAAGAGATGGGTGGGGGTAGCGGTCTTAAGTACGCTGCTAGTACGATCATTTATCTCTCGAAAAAGAAAGAGAAAGACGGTAAAGATGTCATCGGAAATATTGTCAAAGCTAAGGCAGCAAAGTCTCGTCTGACAGTAGAAAATTCACAAGTAGAAACGAGGTTGTATTTTGATGCTAGAGGTCTCGACAAATATTACGGATTACTGGAACTGGGTGAGAAGTATGGAGTTTTTGAACGTAAGGGAAACCGTATTATTGTTGGGGAGTCTAGCGTCTACCCTTCTGCTATTCTCAAGGATCCTACCAAATATTTCACAGAAGAAGTAATGGAGAAACTTGACTGGGCAGCAAGTCAAGAGTACAAGTATGGAACGGAGAAAGTATAATGTTTGCAGGTATGAAACCTCCTTCTCTTAACATAGAGGATTATAAAAATACTACACAAGGATCAGACATTAAGGTACTGTTTCCTTCTCTAGTATTTCAAGCAAAAGCAAAAGGATTTGCAGAACTTCAAGATGAAATGATTGGGTACTGTTATGGTGAACGTGGTAGAGATCCACAAGGTACATCAGCAACTAATATAAATGGTTGGCAGTCTCAAAATAATTATCACACAAAGCAATCAACCATACTAAATGTACTATCCAAAGGTCTAGCTTCCATTGGTGGATTTAGAGAAGGATTTGGTTTGAAAATGACAGGTATGTGGATCAATATTAATCCACCAGGTTCACTTAACAATGGACATAATCATCCTAACTGTGATCTTGCAGGTGTTATGTGGATTAAAACTCAACCTGAGTGTGGTAAATTAGAATTTGAAAATCCAAATTACTATAGTCACCCTAACATAGCAGGTTATTCTGATGATCTAATAGAAAGTACAGACATATTTCCTGCATATGATTTTGCACCTAAGGATGGTGAGATATTATTGTTCCCATCTTACTTACGTCATGGTGTACATGTTAACAATTCAAAAGAAGATAGAATATCTGTCGCATTTAACTGTATTTTAGTGAAGGCATGAGAGACGATTTATTTGCAATCCCCGTTAGAAAGTATAACGTAGACAATAACCAAAATTATATTGATTTTTGTATTGATATATGGAAGGAGAATAGGTTCTCATCTGTCTCTCCTTTTTTGTATGGTATACAGAAATTTGACCCTTCTCTAACTCAGATATATACCGATGTAATAGAACAATTTCTCACTGATATTGGGTGTTATGACACTCATGTAGCTACTATGGATGCTATCATTCTTAAGGTGCTAGAGAAGGGAGAAAGTACAGACAGATTTGATACTTTACCAAGTCACTATACTATGATACATTACGTGGATGTAGTAGATGGTGCAGCATCTGATACATTTCATCATCCTTCAAGAGCAATGCTTCAAGCATTTAAACCAGCAATCATTGATGAATGGCAAGATGCAGCAGGCTTGTATATAAACAAAGGAGATGCTATAATATACCCATCCTACATGGAGCATAGTTCTCCTGTACAGACGGATACTAGAATTACTTTAACAGTTCCACTAATTTTAAAGCTTAATGAACAAGGTAGAGAACCTAATACTTAAGAACCTCCTTCTTGATGAAGTTTTTGTGAGAAAGTCATTGCCTTTTATCAAGGCAGAATACTTTGCTGACTTTCTAGAGAAGAAATTGTATGAAGTTATTGCTAAATATTTTACGCAGTACAATGCGATACCTACTAAGGAAGCACTAGAGATTGAAGTTGGTCAATTAGATACTATATCTGACGAACAGCATAAGAATATTTTACATATAATCAGAGAGATAGACGAGGAAAAGTCTGAACCTGATTGGATCGTAGACGTTACAGAGAAGTGGTGTCAAGATAGAGCATTGTATATCGCATTGATGTCATCAATTAAAATTGCAGAAGGCAATGATGAACAGAGAGCAGCTGGTTCTATACCAAGTATACTATCAGATGCATTAGCAGTATCATTTGACAATCACATAGGTCACGATTACCTTGAGGACTACGAAGAACGATACGAGTTCTACCATAAAACTGAAGACAAAATACCTTTTGATCTGGAATTCTTCAACAAGATCACAAAAGGTGGGTTACCTAATAAAACTCTCAACATTGCTCTTGCAGGTACTGGTGTGGGTAAGTCTCTCTTCATGTGTCATGTTGCTAGTTCTGCTCTACTCCAAGGTAAGAACGTTTTGTACATCACTCTTGAGATGGCAGAAGAAAAGATTGCCGAAAGAATAGATAGTAACCTTTTAAATTGTGATATACAAAACTTAAATCAGTTACCTAAGATGATGTATGATAATAAGGTGACAAGTATTGCTAAGAAAACTGAAGGTAAGTTAATAGTTAAGGAATATCCTACTGCATCAGCACACTGTGGACACTTCAAATCATTACTGAATGAACTGGCCTTGAAAAAATCATTCAAACCTGATATAATATTCATAGACTACCTTAATATATGTGCTTCGTCACGTTTTAAAGGCAATGCAGGCAACGTTAACTCTTACTCATACATTAAGGCGATTGCGGAGGAGCTTCGTGGTCTTGCTGTGGAAGCAAATTTACCGATTGTTAGTGCTACTCAGACTACTCGTTCTGGGTTTGCTTCTAGCGATATTGACCTTACCGACACGTCTGAATCTTTCGGACTTCCTGCTACTGCTGACCTTATGTTCGCTCTCATTTCTAGCGAGGAACTCGAAGGACTTGGACAGATAATGGTTAAGCAGTTGAAGAATAGGTACAATGATCCCACTGTAAACAAACGTTTTGTGGTGGGTATTGACAGAGCAAAGATGAGGTTGTATGATGTCGAGCAAAGTGCTCAACAGAACTTGTCTGATTCAGGACAAGATGACATGGAGAAAGTCGAAGAGAATTTATCTAAGAAATTTGCCAGTCTTAAAGTATAATACATAATTGTAAGAAAGAATTTACTATGACAATAGATTTTGATAAGTACAGTCATTTCGTGGATGCTGTCACATCCGATTCCAGTAAAGATTTTGTCTATCTTGCTGATCGTCTGGTTGAACTTGACCAAAAGGGTGCCAATATTGAACGTCTTACCACTGCTGGCGTTGGGCTTGCTGCTGAGTCTGGAGAGTTTCTGGAGATTGTTAAAAAGATGGTCTTCCAAGGGAAGCCATGGAACGATGATAATCGAAAGCATCTCATTATTGAGTTGGGTGATGTTATGTGGTATGTGGCACAAGCTTGTATGGCTTTGGACATCAGTTTCGATGAGGTAATTGAAGGAAATATTAAAAAATTAGAGAAGAGATATCCTGGCGGTAAGTTTGATATCAACTACTCGGAAGTACGTGCAGAAGACGACCTCTAAATTTCATCAGGCATTTCCATTACTCATATATGAGAAGAAACTTACTGGTTTCTTGAACGTATTATACAAAGGATTTGAGGATGGTAAATTTGACAACAGTACTGGTAAAATAACAGGTGAATTGAACGGTAAAGTTCTGATACATCAGGACAAGAGACTAGAACAATTTTTTAGAGCTGTGAAAAAATGTGCCATTGAGTACATGGATCAGTTTGCAATAGATAAATCCACTTTTGATGTCAATTTTGTAAAGACTTGGTTCACTATATGTGATCCTGGTCAATACTTCCCATGTCATTACCACTCGTGTGCACATATATCATGGGTGTATTACATACAGACACCTGGTGACCCCCTAATTTTACATAAAAGAAACACTAATGAATGGTTCGGAGATGCGTTTAAACTTATTAAAGAAAATAGATTTAACAACGGTGATGGATATGCAATCACCCCTCAACCTGAGCATCTTATTATGTTTCCTGGTCATCTTGAACACTATACTACTCCTCAACCCAGAGAACATAGAAGAATTAGTCTCGCTGGTGACATCGTTTTAACCCTCAAACATAGAACCGATACAGAATCTGGGTTACTTCCTCCACAATATTGGAAGCAGTTCTAAATAGTGTTATGGCAAAAGTAGCAACCACCGCAGACGCAATCCTTAGTCAAGTAAAAGACAGAGGAGAGTATAAGGATTCATCTAGAGACAAGGGGATATTAGAAGATATCCTTGACGTACTGGATGGTAATATAATACTTACAGATACAGCAACAGATCGTTTTGTTTGGCCGAAACCAACTGCAAATGGTAAGACGATTGGTACTGGAAAAAATAAAATTAAGATAGCTACGTATAAAGTAAATAAAATATTCACAGGTGCAGAGGATCTTGAAAGTAAATTCCGACAATTAAAAATACCTAGGACAGATACACAACCAAAAAAGGGAGTGGGATTTATTGTTGGAGACCATCCAGTACAGATAATTTCATCTGGAGCATCAGGAGGGTTACAGGCAGCACAAATAACCAGAATGCAAGAGTTGGGTTCTGCAGTGGTTTTCAAATATGTCATCAGTCATAATAAAAACTATGGAAATGCTAGAGCAATTGCTGATGATAAAAAATTGTATGCAGAGTTGTTAGAAATATGGCAAGAGTATGGTTTGGATGTGGTAGATATGAGTTGGTTGGAGAGTTTTTATAAGCAACAGAAAGCATTGATAAGTGAAATTTCTAAACCAACTGTTCATGAATATAATCGTGAGAATGGTTTCATGAAATTTATTAGTAAAATTGTCTCAGATGAGTTTAATATTAGTAAAAAAGATAACTGGGATCCTGCTGACATCTGGTTGATTAGACATGAGGATAGAGCAAAGAAAATTATCGAGCGTATTGTTCAAAAGAATGGAACAGTAGATGAATTCAACTCTGTAATGAGATCCTTATTCCATAACGTAAAAAAGGATGCTAGTAAACCTGCTATCTACGGTATTTCATTGAAGAAAGTAGGATCTGGTGATGCACGCATAGAATTAGCAAATCACACACAAGCCTTCTTTACCTCTCTAGATCAAATTCACATGACATATTTACATACTGTATGTGATTTGTCAATAACAACCAAAGATGGAGTAAGAACTTTTGGAACACAGGATAGTAAATTTGTTGTGGAGAATGGAGAGAAGGGTACTTACAGTTTTCAAATAAAAGCAAACGATTCTAAGAAGGTTTCTGGTCTAAAATATGAACCTACCATGAAGGGTGCGACTGCTGCTAGAGTAGGAAAAGCAACTGTTGAACTAGTGGTAGATAAAATGTCATCTTCTTACTATGGTAAGACATTTGACAAAGCTTCAGCATCATATCCACAGACTTCTGCAGCATTTGAGAGAGAAGAATCTAAATATAGAACTAGAATATCAAATGTAATCGCATATGCACACGTAACTAGCAACGTTAAAGATGTGGATGAAGCTATTGATAATTTTTACATAACGTTTGGAACTCAACCTCATGTTGCAAACAGTAAATTGCAACAGATAACATGGTTGGAGCAGATATTGAGTTTACCAAAAGAGAAATTAGATTCTTTTGCTACTGACCTAGTATTCATAGCAAAGAAAGAAGGCACAAGATACGGTCCTTTTGCAAAAATATTCTAATGTCTAAAAATACTCACTTAGAACATTTGGAAGATAGTATCTTGTTAGATGGCCAGCAAGGTGCTAAGGATGCTTTCATGTTTTTGGATGAGTTAGCAAGAGTATTCTCAGGTGCACAAAAAAATAATTTTAAAATTACTACAAAATGGGACGGTGCACCTGCTGTATTTTGTGGGACACATCCAGGCACTAAGAAATTTTTTGTGGGATCAAAATCTGTATTCAATGTCAATGCAAAAATTAATTATACAGAAGAGGACATAGATAACAACCATGGTAATTCGCCAGGTCTTGCTACAAAGTTAAAAGACTGTCTAAAATATCTACCAGAATTAGGTATACAAGGCATGGCACAGGGAGACTTGTTATTCACTGACGATAAACAAAAGAAAAAAATAAATGGAACTAACTGTTTGATATTCCAACCCAACACAATAACCTATTGTATACCAGAAGGGGATGAGTTATATGAGAAAGCATCAAAAGCAAAGCTTGGTGTGGTATTTCATACATCATATAGTGGTAAGAGTATGGATACTATGCAAGCAACTTTTGGATATGATGTATCAAAACTGAGTGGTAGTAACAACGTGTTAGTTTTGAGTGCAGAGACAGAACAACTTGGACAAGATACCTTAATAACAGATCAAGAGAAAGGTAGTTTGCAACAACTAAAAACTGAGAGTGTCAAATCATTGTCAAACGCATCATCATTCTTAGATACAGTAGCAGAACAGATAAAAACAAAAGATCAATTAGTTCTAGGAACTAGACTAAAGATATTCTTTAACAAATACGTACGTGAGGGTAAAAAACTACCTAAAGATACAGTGTTTGTCAAAGAGTTTCAAAAGTATTTTGAGGGTGAAGTGCAGAAGGCAGCAGATAAAGTCAAGACACCTAAAGCAAAGACAGCAAAACTAAACAAGTTATACGAAGGTTTAGATGTAATGAAGAAACAAGAAAAAGCATTGATGAGCACGGTGAATCTATACTCCTCAATACAAGCTGCTAAAGAAATCTTTATACGCAAGTTAGAGAAGGGTGAGAGGTTTGGCACCTATCTAAGAACAGAAAATGGATATAAAGTTACTGCTCCAGAGGGTTATGTTGCTATACAAGATGGTACAAACGCAATCAAATTAGTTGATCGTCTATCATTTAGTGTAGCAAACTTTAACGTAGAAAAGAACTGGGTAGGAGGAGATGGTAAATGAAGACTTGTTATTTTACATT